TTACCTTTTGTGTTAGCAGTAGCGATAACTGTAAAACCTTTAGCAGGTAATACATATCTACCGATCTTCTTGAGGAAGACACCTTTACCTTCTAGTATAGACTGAAGACAAAGGATTTTGTTAGATGCAAGGTCAATCTCATCAAGAAGAAGGACTGCACCACGCTCGAGTGCTTCGACTACAGGACCATTATGCCACACAGTGTTGCCATCGACAAGTCTGAATCCACCGATCAAATCGTCTTCATCAGTCTCAATAGTAATGTTAACACGAATCACCTCACGATTCAACTGGGCACATGCCTGCTCTACACTCATGGTCTTACCGTTACCTGATAGACCTGTGATGAATGCAGGGTAGAATACCTTGGACTTGATGATCTTCTTAAGATCAGAGAAGTTACCGAAGGGCACAAAGTTGTCGTCTTTAGTTGGAATCAATCTTTCTTTGACTGTTGCAGTTAGAGGTGATGCTGCGAGTGCCTTCTCAAGTTGCTCAGTAATTGAGAGATCCCACTTACCAATACCTTTTTTGTATTGCTTAAGTCTTTTCTTGACCGTTGCTACGGAGCAGTTGAAGTGATCTGATGCTTCAACTAAGTTTTGGAATGTGATGTCGTTACCGTGCTTGTCAGAAAGATATGCTTTGAAATCTTCTGTAGTAACTGGGACTGGCTCGAAAGGCATAATCGTATTTGTTTGTGTCTATATGAATATTATACAAGAATAAAATCTGCAATGCCACTGTTAGTGGACACTATCCAAACTGGTCTACGCTCTGGTTTACGAAGGTAATTATCTGCTGCCCATGGTTTACTAGCAACATAGCGTCTATACGCAAGTGTGGTAGGGATATCATAGTCAAACTTCCACTTGTCTGGCATAGCACGAGCGAATGGTGTGTGTCTAGCACTACAACCTTCGGGTGCTATTGCTGCAGCAAATCTTATACTATCTTCACATCCATGTTTCTTATCATATCTATAAGTATACTCTTCACAAAGTGCAATACCATGCTCAATCAACCATGCAATATTGTGATTAGACTCTGCTACCCACTTGGTGCATGGATGATTACGGAAGGCACCCTTCTCTGTTTTATATGGTGTGCCATCAGACTTGAAAATCTGACCGATACTGTGATACCAGTCAGAATATACAATGCTGAGCATTTGACATGTTTCTAGGGGCATCTTAACAACATGCTTATCTGGCAACTGGTATGCTGACAGATAAGGGTCGTTGTTAACTGCGAAGATATTCATGCAATCTGTGTGATGAAATTGGTTAGGACTTTTTTGTTGTTTGCTTTAGCACCGAGTGACTTCTTGAATGCAGTCCTGATCTGTGCGTTAGTAGCATCTTGCTTGACCTCAAACTCTGTCTCGACATTCATAGTCTTTTGGTTGAGAAGAAACAACTCTTGGTATCCGTTTGTGTTGCGAAGACATAGTGACTTGTCTTTTCTCCACTGTTTCATTTTAGCATCATAGTCAATCTCTTGATTAGTTGATACATTCCACTTTAGGAAGTGACCACAATCTTGACCTGAGATAACACGGAAACCTATGAAGTTAGACTCAGGGAATCTATTCTTGAGATATGAAAGAAGGATAGTAGTCATACCAGAATGTGAATCTCTAGATGCTTTACTATGATAACCTAATTTTCTGTCTCTGACAACTGCTGCTCCATGGACTCCTCCTCTGTATAAACCTGTGTCATAGTCATAACGTGGTTGCTGTAGGACACCGATTGTATTTGATTCGCCGTCAGTAAGTGTAACAACATGTAATTTTTCTACACCATACTTTGCTTTGAATGTAGGGATGATAGTCTTTAAGCAAACTAGAGAGTCATTGAGTGGTGTGCCACCTAGATTCATGTTAGGAGGAATAGGATAGTTGTAACCCCAATGATCATATCTGTTTTCAAAGTGAGCACCTAGTCTGAATAGCATATGTGCCTGCTCATCAAATGTTGCCTTGTTTGAATCACTATCAAGTAATTGAATTAGACGTAGTTGAGTGTAGATAGAAAACTCACCTGCCTTAGGAGGATTCTTGTATGCTGCATAATCATTGTCACGATTTCTGTAAGGTGCTTCTGGGTCACGATACTCCCAGTATGAATCGCTGAATGAATATACAACGAATGGAATCTTTACTTTACGACAGAATTGTGCAAGAGAAAGAAGTTGCTTGACGGTCTGCTGTAGTTGATAACACATAGATCCTGACCAGTCAAGTAGGAAGATAAGACCATGACTTTTACCATCAGGTGTTGATGTAATCTTCTTGAAGATATCATCATTGTATTTGTATTGGAAGAGTTTAGTAGTATCTAGGACACCAGTCTTAGAAACGGATGCTCTAGCATATGCAGTTGCTGCTTTTTTACACTCAAACTCTTTAACCATGTAGTTTACTTCTTGGTTAGACTTCTTCTTGAATGCTGCATACTTTGCGTCAACCTTAGAGAAGTCAATACCAACGTAGTCTTTGTGATCAGGGTTAGTGTATACTTCATTACCCCAGAATTCTTTAAGACCTGTCAACCATACTTCTGGTTTTACGATTAAGTGATTAAGATTTACATCTGGCACATCACAGTATGTTGGATTGTTGTAGTCGTTTGTGTCTGCAATGTCCTTAAGATTGTCAGCAAAGTTTTTATCTGTAACACCGTCGTTGTATTCAAAACCACCTTCATTAGATTGATCAGGCATGTCATCAAACTCATCACTCTCTTCTCTATCAGACTCACCTCTTTGATTCATTGTATTTGGCACGTCTGCTTGACCTTCTTCCTCTTCTTTGTCTCCTACCTCAGTCTTCATTTGATCCATTTGCTTACCACTGAAACCTTCATCTTCAGTAGAAGGTGCATTGTCAATCTCTTCTTGCTTTTCGTTTTGCTCACCTTGCCACTCAAAGATACGACGTGCAAGGTCAGTTACATCGTCAAATGTCTCACACTTGTCTGCTAGTGCAACCCACTCGTTTTCTTCATCTGAGAAGAATGGAATTGGTTTAGTATGATCAACGATACCTACCTTGTAATGTAGATTGATGCGGTCAATTAGTTTTAGTTTCTCTAAGTCAAGAATTTCGATACCGAAGAAGTCTTTCTCATTCAACTCTTTGTAACCTTGGAAGAAATCTTTACGAAGACCTGGAAACTTTTCTTTCATTGCTTTCTCGATACGCACATCCTCTAGGATATTGACGTAAGACTGAGGCACATTGAGCATATCTGTCCACTCTTCAGCAGGTGTATATAGAGCATGACCTACTTCATGACCCACTAACATATCATAAACGCTCTCTGAAGCGATCCAGAGGGGCAATGAGAGGACTCTATTCTTGACATCGAATGATGCTGTCTCGCACTTAGTATGCTCAACAGTTAGGTTTTCTGTTGCTAGTAGTTTAGCAAGTGCTCCTTTAATTTCTCTTTGTGACATGCTGTGTTGTATCGTATATACACATTATAATAGAAAACCGCCTCTTGGGGCGGTGCTGTAGACACTTTATCAACTGTCCACGACGTTTCCTTGCTTGACGCAATGCTTGTGGTTTTAAGTGTCGCTTCTTTTCTTTCTTTGAATGGTGTTGCCAGTTAGGGGTTGTCACGGTCTGAATACCTCACGGATGAGAAATCGTTTTCTTTAACAAATTCAAGACTAGATTCAAATGCATCTAACAATGTGTCAATCATTTTGTGAGATATCACATAAATGTTTGATTTGTCAGTCATTTTACGCAAGATCTTAAGAAGATCTGTTGTTGCGTTGGTATCTAGACTAGAGTCAAATACTTCATCAAGTAATAGAAGATTAGTTGCTGCAGAATTTTTCATTCTAGCAATGTCTCTCCATGTAAACAAGAGTGCTAAGTCAATTTTTTGTTTTTCTCCCTCAGAAAATGATGCGTAGGAGAAAATATCTCTATGTCTACTCTTAATTACCTCATTAAACTCCTCGTCAAGGGTAAAATTGACGTAGAAATCCATATCTTGTAGGTATTTATTAATGTGAGTGTTAATAATAGGGATAAACTTCTTAATTATCTTACTCTTAATACCATTATCACGCAACAAGGTGCTGACCACTTTGTGATGTGACTGCTGAGTATTCACATCTGCACATTCTGCTACCTTTTTCTCTAATTCTTCCTTATAAACTGATAATTGTTTCTTCTCAGACTCTAAATCTTTGTTTGTAGTCTTCTTTCCCTTGATTGCATTGAGTCTAGCAGCAATAGTTTTCTTCTCTTTATTATATCCTTTGATATCTCCCTTCAATGTTTGGTATCTTTCTGCCATTTTGCTGTCTTCCTTGACCTTCTTGTCAAGTTTATCTAAGACACTCTCCATCTCTTTGAGTTTTGCCTGATAATCCTCATCTTTTTTGGTAAACTCTTCTACTCTGGACACCTTTATGTCTGTATCAATAGACTGTGTGCAGGTAGGACAGGTATCATTCTTCATAAAGAAGTCAATATCAGATAAATTTCTGTTGACTTTTGCTTTTACTGACGTAATATACTCTCTCATCTTACTATACTGTGCCTGTGAGGATGCAGAGGTAGCAAGTTGGTCAGTCAGGTCACGCAATTCAGTCTCTGCATTTGCTAGATTTGTCTCAACAGCAAAGTTTTCTTCTTTTAATGCTAGTAATTGTGATGTAAGATCATTTTGTTGATCTTTAACCATACCCTCCATGCGTTGCACGGTTGCAGTTTGCATGTCAAAAGTCTTTTGATGTAGTGTGACTGTGTGCTCACACTCTTTTACCTCATTATTAAGGTCTCTCAAGCGATCCTTGAGCAATAAATTCATGCGTGAGAATACTTTGATGTCGAGGAGGTCTTCGATAACCTCTCTTCTATTAGGAGCATTGAGTTGCATAAATGGCACGAAAGTGCTACTGCCAAGAATAGAAATCTGTGTGAAAGATTTGTAATTGAATTTGAGTATCTTTTGCTCAAGATATTTTTGGTAGTCGTTATTTGCTGCAGACTGGTCAATAAGTGTGCCGTTACGATATATCTCAAAGACATTAGGTTTGATCCCCCTTACTACTTTATAACTTGACTGCCCTACTCTAAATTCACACTCAACTATAGTATCCCTCTCATTGATCGTGTTAACTAACTGCGATCTGGTAATCTTTCTGAAGGGTTTATTAAACAATACAAAGCACAAGGCATCAAGCATTGTTGATTTTCCTGCACCATTCTCTCCAAAGACAACGGTAGATTTATATCTTTCAAGATCTAAATATGTGAATCCATTTCCTGTTGATAGGAAATTTTTCCACTTCACTTTTTCAAAAACAATCATGTATTAGGGTCGTCGTATTTACGAAGAATATAAAGTGCAATGGCAGCACCAACTGTTGATGCACCTAGGACGATTAAAAATAAAGGCATTAGTCTATGACTGAAGGTGGAGGAATAACGAAATCGTTTGGTGTTATGATAGCATACCTGTATCCATGTTGTCTACAGTTTGATATAACATCTTTACGTTGTACCTCTGCTACCTCTAGATCTCTAGGAAAATCAATATTGTCTAGCATCATGTGATACCTTTCAGCATCGTCTTTAAGCGAAAAGATCTGTACGATACGCTCGTGGGACTTGTCGTCCTTCACAGCATACACACCGCCAGTTTCTGATTCTACTAAGACATACATCATACTTCTACTGATTCCATGTATAGATTCTTAAGGATAGCAAAAATTTCTTCCTTGTGTGGCAACTCTTGGACACAGGTCTCAAGGATAGTAAGTGTATCCTCTACCTCTACGTCAGTTGCATCTTCCAGAATATAGGTGTTATCTTCTATAATTTTCAGATCTGCTACACCTGCACATTGGATGTAGCGAATAGTCTGGTCAAACTTTGCTTGGTCGGTCTTGTCGTCAACTATCAGTTTAACGTAAGTGTTAGTAAAGTCAAGACCCTTGATATCATCTATAGTTGTTTCTGAATAGAAGATCTTATGAAACACTTCGTATGGATTATGAGTAAACGAAAGTGCAAGATCATCTGTATTTAGTATATGAAACCCTTTTTTCTGACCGTAATCATTCCAGTAGAGTTGATTCGGATTACCGAGGTATTGAATATTCTTTTTCTTACTCTTTAGATGATAGTGTCCTGATAAGACCATATCGAATTTATCGTAGGCTGCTGCGTCATCCCCATGAGACATAACAATTCCAGGTATAGCCTCAAAACCACTAAGCTCGAGATGCCCCACACAGATATCTGCAGCACTAGTCTCGATTGCATCTCTTGTGGTATCTCTGCTCTCATCACAGACCCAAGGAATACAGCACATATCCCTCCCACCAATAGAATAGTCTCCAGGTACGTCAATAATATTAATGTTGCCATAGTCTTGTAGCAATAACTCTGGTGCGTTTACCTTAAGAGTATTCTTAAAGTAGATATCATGATTACCAATCAACATATTCATAGTAACACCACGATCACGAAGTGGATCAAACCACATCTCTTTAGCAGCGTCTAGACTATTGAAGTTTATAGTCTTTCTTTTATCAAATGTATCACCTAGACATAACACCTCAGTGATTCCCATCTTATCAATGGTTGGTATAACAATTTGAGAATAGAATTGTCTGTATCTTTCTAGGAATATCAGACTGTCATTACGAACTCCAAAGTGTTGGTCAGTTATAACCAATACATTCATGCATTACCCTCTCATAGTTGTTTCAATTCTGCTCTTGATGGAATTCATCTGGGCATGGTCATCTTTATTGTCTGTAGAAAATACTTCATCATATCCACTCTTTTCAATCAGTTTGTCTTTGATATCCATCTGACGTTTTTCCTTAGCAATACGACGTAGAAATGCATAATACACTATCTGGGTAAAATATGCAAATGGATTAGTAGATTTTGCAGGGTCAAAGTTATCAATATACTGTACGCAATTCTCTATCCCATCGCAGATCATGTCATCCTTATACATGTAGTTAATAAAGTTAGGACGATATGATAGGTGAGTAGCAATTTTCAAGAAGCACTCTCCAATATAGTTTGGGATTCTTGGTTTGGGTAGATCGAATTCTGCAGCGTGCTTGACATCCTTGCGGTATACCACGAGCTCGTCGAGAAATTTTTTATTATCTACATAGTGTTGTTTTTTCGCTTTCCGTGGCATTTATTGCTTCCGAATGACTTAAGTATACAACAGTTATATCGTTACGTCAACCTTTGTTACGCCACTCCTTCTCTAGCTTATTACGGAAATCATCAACTTTACCAATGAGTCCCATAGATTGATTCATTGGTGCAGTATAATCATCTTTAGGACTTCCATATTCTCGTCGTAACCACATACGATACATGGCAATGGAGTCCTCACTCATAGGAGCGACACATATAACATCAGGTTCTCTGATGAGATAGAAATCTTCTTCACTAAACATCATCCATTTGGTAAATCCAATAGCAAGACCTTGATGCTTACCATCTGATACAGGGTTTGCATGTGGTTTGGCAGGATTAGACACAAAAATAAGAGTATCTCCCTTGTCCTCAGTAGCGATCATAGGTCCTAAAACCTCATCACCAGAGACTAGTTTGACTACTCCATAGAATTCTTTTTCGTGTTGAATGTAATTAATCATTTTTGAATCTTACTTTAGTGACTTCATAATCAAACTCTTCAGACTCGTATATCTTCATCCTTTCTATAAGATGTCTGAAAGTATAGTTATGATATGATCCCTTCGTGCAATCATCAGCAATATCATATAGTGTTGCCTGTGATTTATTCTCACCTTTTCTAAGCACCCTACCTATAGACTGTAAGTTACGGACTCTAGACTTGGATGGACTAGCAAAGATAACGTTATGCAGGTTGCGAATATTGATACCAGTCGAGAATGTGCCATAGCTCGCAATGATTATAGCATCCTTCTGTGATTCTGTGATCCTTCTCGCTTCTTCACGATCTTCTGTGTCAATTCCACCATGAATGAAAAACAAACGGCGGTTGGAATTGTAACTATTTATCAATTCGTAAAGAGGCTCACCATGTTTCTCGACGTAATTGAATAGAATTAAGGTGTTGCCAACCGTATCCATTGCCAATTTACTAATAAATTTGTTACGTCTTTCATGCATACACAGGTATTCTATCTCCTGTTGATAGTAATCAAACGGCACCCACCCATGTTTTAGTAGTATAATATTTACCTTTAGTGGTGTTAGATGTCCTTTCTTTTGTAGATCCTTAGTTTTTGTGACCTGATCTACACTACCAAACAATCCTTCTAATACTAATTGGTGGGTTTGCAACCCATCTAATGTCCCTGTAAGACCAATACGATATTTTGTATCGACCATCTTGGTGAGGATACCCGACAATGACTTTGCTTTATATAAGTGTGCCTCATCTCCTATGACAGCATCAAACCTGTCAAAGAAATTTTTACCTTCTTTGTATATACTCTGCCAAGTAGATATTACAACTGGTTTGTCAACATATTTCTCTTTCCCTGCTCTAATCTTATGGCAGTAAGCACTTGCTTTCCAACCATAGATCTCAAAATCTTTATACATCTGCTCTACCAGTGATGTGGTAGGCACAATGATTAGTGTTTCTAGTCCTTTCTGCATATACCATCGGACTAGTGCATATATTATTAAGGATTTCCCTGATCCTGTGGGGGATAGTAGAAGCTTCCTACGCGACTTAAGTGCTTGATATATGCCTCGTAGTTGGTAGTCC